GATTAAAGATTATACACTTGCTAAGTGTAAGTATATGCTAGGTGAAGCACGTAGTAAATTTGCTACTATTGCTGGTCCACAAGGAGGTTCAACTCTAAATGGCGATGCACTAAAAGCAGAAGCACAAGGCGAAATGGAAAAATTAGAACAAGATCTAATGACCAATGTTGCCGGCGGCGTTGGCTACGGCTTTACAATTGGCTAGATTCAACTTGACATCCTTCACATAAGATTATATACTATATACTTCTAATAAGGAGTTTTATATGATCATCGGCATTTGCGGTTTAATCGGTTCTGGTAAAGATACAGTTGCCCAATATCTTATTGATAATCACAATTTTCAAAAAATCTCGTTTGCAGACAAATTAAAAGATTCTGTTGCTGTTATGTTTGATTGGGATAGAGAATTACTTGATGGAAAAACAGATGAATCAAGACAATGGCGAGAGACGCAAGACGACTATTGGACTAAAGAAACTGGACGTACAATTACTCCACGCAAAGTGCTTCAAGAATTTGGCACAGAATGTATGCGTAACGGATTCTATGATGGAATTTGGGTTAGTTTAACTAAGAAAATACTAATAGATAATAAGAATACAAACTTTGTTATACCTGATGTACGGTTTCCTAACGAAGCACTAATGCTTACAAAAATGGGCAGTGAATTATGGCGTGTTCGAAGAGGAGCAGATCCTGTATGGTTTAGAATGTATCAAGATATCGGAGTTGAACCAAAGGATGTTCATGCATCTGAATGGGCATGGGCAAATTCAAACTTTACACAAATTATTGATAACAACAGTACACTTGATGATCTTAAAAATCAGGTGAAAGGTCACCTTGCTTCCACTTCACACCTTTCCGTTGCATAGCAATTTGACAGTTAGCACAAATAGTTTTTAAATTAGCAGGTCTACAATTTTCTAAGTTTCCGTCTATATGATAGACTCTTAATTGTTCTTTATATTCTGCTTTAAACCCGCATTTTTCACATTCGGGTTTTTGTCGATATCCTGATTGATGCCATCGAGGTTTCTTAGGTGTTCCGTTGCGTAAACATCTATCACATTTAGTTCTATAAAACGTTTTGTTGTGTTTTTTATAATTAACGGCTACAGGCCTCTGTCCACAACTGCATAAAGGTCTCATATTGTATTTAGCATACCTTTTTCTGCCCTTTTTCGACGGTAATATAATGTCCTTTTTGAGTGAAACATATAAATACTATTGACAGAACAAAGTTTAAAGTTCAACAGGAGAACACAAGATGGCAAACTTAGTATCACCAGGAGTATCGGTCAGCGTAATTGACGAAAGTTTTTATACGCCCGCTGAGCCAGGTACTACCCCAATGATTTTCGTTGCTACTGCACAGGATAAAGCCAATGCAAGTGGCACAGGTACAGCAAGAGGAACTACACAAGCAAATGCAGGTGTACCTTTCTTGTTAACATCGCAAAGAGATCTTTCAGAGACTTTTGGCGATCCGTTATTTTATACAGATAACAACAACAATCCAATTCACGGTGGAGAACTTAATGAATACGGATTGCAAGCGGCATACTCATACTTAGGCGTAAGTAACAGAGCGTGGGTCGTAAGAGCAGATATTAATCTAGGCGAACTGCAAGCGAGTGCAACAGCACCAGCGGCTGATCCAGAAGATGGAACACAATGGTTCGACACACAAGTTTCAAAATTTGGTATTTTTGAATGGAATGGTAACTCTGTATCATCTACAGGCGGACAAACGTTCACTAACAAAGTACCTACAGTAATTACAGACAATACTAAACTAGTAGGTAATAGCAATACTGGCGTTCCGAAGACTTCTGTTGGACAGGCGGGCGACTATGTTGTTGTTGCAACAACTACTATAAACAAAGTATACTATAAAGCATCTACAGGTGAATGGGTTAAAGTAGGTTCTGACAATTGGGTAGCATCTTGGCCCACAGTTGTTGGTACTGTAAGCAATCCAACTTTCACAGGTGACTTTACTATCAATGGTACAACAGTTACTGGTGGTGGAACACTTGCAGACTTAGTTTTAGACATTAATAACGATGCTACTTTACAAACAGCAGGTATTACTGCTAAAGCAGTTAACAGCAAGTTAGAAATTTATTCAACAGGTGTAGCAGTTGTTATTGCTGATCCAAACAGCAACATTGTTGCAGGATTAGGTTTAACAGCGGCAACTTACCAAGCACCGAAATTAAGTATTGCTCCGCATACAAGCATTCCAGAATACAAGTCAACAGATACTAATCCACGTCCAAGTGGATCTGTTTGGTTTAAGACTACAGATGCTAACCAAGGTGCAAACTTAAATGTTAAAACATTTAACGCAACAACTGGTTTGTGGGAAAAGAAAGATGTTCCGATTTATGCGAACAACGCTTCTGCACTAGAAAAACTAGATTCAACAGGTGGTGGCAAGAACTTATCAATTGATACTTACTATGCACAAACTAATGTTGTTGAAGGTAGTGACGCAGAGTTTGATTTTAAAATCTTCAAACGTGCAACGGCTGGATCAACAGCAGTTGTATCAAGCATTATTCCTTCAAGTGGTGTTGCGGCAAGCACATATACATTTACAGTGGCTGAAACACTAGTTAATGATGCAGACTTTACTACACCAGTAACAGTTAGCATAATTACTACTGGCGCGGCAGGCGACGCTGATGAAATTGCAGGACAAATTAACTCAGCAGGTTTAACAAATGTTATTGCTTCAGTTGACGCACAGAACAGAGTTGTTATTGAACATACATTAGGCGGTGATATTAGATTTGTTGACACAGACGGATTGCTTAACCTTATTGGTTATGCACCTTACGTAAGTGCAACATCTGGTACTGCTAACTTATACTTTGTTCCAGGTACAGACGGTGATACAAATCCAGAACAGTACATGGCATCAAACTGGAGAGTATTATCATATACTGCAAGTGAAGATGCTCCAAATGCACTAGCATCAGATGGTCAACTATGGTACAATTCAATTGTTGACGAAGTTGATATGCTAATTCATAATGGTACTAACTGGGTAGGTTATCAAAATTATCAGTCAGGTAGCATTGATTACGCCGACACTTCACCAGCAGGTCCAATTGTTTCAGCAACTGAGCCAACACAACAATCAGATGGTTCTGATTTAGTTGAAGGTGATCTTTGGATTTCAACAGCAGACTTAGAAAATTATCCACTAGTTTATCAGTATAACTTTACTACTAAAAAGTGGACACTAAGAGATAGTTCAGATCAATCAACTGACAACGGTATTTTATTTGCAGATGCACGTTATAATACAGCAGGTGCAAATAGTGACGAAGCAGGTGATATTACAGATCTACTAGCAAGCGATTACTTAGATCCAGACGCTCCAGATCCAGCATTATATCCAAAAGGTATGTTGCTTTGGAATTTAAGACGTTCAGGATTTAATGTTAAGAAATTTGTACGTAACTACATTGACACTACAGAAGATAACGGACGTGGTAGCGATGATGGTTCTTCAATGGATGCTTACTATCCACACAGATGGGTAACTGAAAGTGCTAACCAAGCAGACGGTTCAGGTTCATTTGGTAGAAAAGCACAGCGTAAAGTTATTGTACAATCATTCCAAGCAATGGTTAATAGCAATGATGACATTAGAGATAATGAATCACGTATCTTTAACTTAATGGCAACACCAGGATATCCAGAACTAATTGGCGAAATGATTTCACTAAACTATGACAGAGGCTTAACTGCGTTTGTTGTTGGTGATTCTCCATTCAGACTAAAAAGCGATGGTACTACATTAAACAACTGGGCAACTAACGTTGCAGGTGCAGTTGAAGATAATGATCAAGGTCTAGTAAGTAATGACGAATACCTAGGTATTTTTTACCCAAGTTTATTCACAAGCGACAATGCAGGAAATAACGTAGTTGTTCCAGCATCGCATGGTATACTAAGAACTATTGCACTAAGTGACAATGTTTCTTATCCATGGTTTGCACCAGCAGGAACTAGAAGAGGCGGCATTACAAATGCTACTTCCGCAGGTTACATTGATGCAGAAGGTGAATTTAAAACTGTTGCACTTAACGAAGGTCAAAGAGATACATTGTACAGCAGTGCAGTTAATCCGATTACATTCTTAACTGGTTCTGGACTTGTTAACTTTGGTCAAAAGACAAGAGCAAGAAACGCTAGTTCTTTAGATAGAATTAACGTTGCACGTTTAGTAATTTACTTACGTTCACAATTGAACAAACTTGCTAAACCATATATCTTTGAACCTAATGATAAGATCACTAGGGATGAGATTAAACAGCAAGTTGATAGTTTAATGCTAGAACTTGTAGGACAAAGAGCGTTATATGATTTCCTAGTAGTGTGTGATGAATCAAACAACACACCAAATAGAATTGATCGTAACGAGTTATATGTAGATATAGCGATTGAACCAGTAAAAGCAGTAGAATTTATTTACATTCCACTAAGACTTAAAAATACTGGTGAGATAGCGGGCCTATAACATGATAAATAATATTAATAGGAGCAAATAAAATGGCAATTTCATCACTCTCAAGATTAACAGTGCCTTTGGATAGTAACGCGAGTTCTTCCGCTCAAGGTTTGTTAATGCCAAAACTGCAATACCGCTTTAGGGTATCGCTAGAAAACTTTGGTGTAAGTACACCAACTACTGAATTAACCAAACAGGTAGTTGATGTTACAAGACCTAACGTTTCATTCGAACAGATTACACTTGATGTATATAACTCACGTGTGTACCTAGCAGGTAAACACACTTGGGAACCAATTACACTTAACTTACGTGAAGATGTTTCAAACAATGTTCAGAAACTTGTAGGCGAGCAACTACAGAAGCAATTCGACTTCTTCGAACAGTCGAGTGCGGCTTCAGGCGCGGATTACAAATTCGTTACACGTATCGAAATTTTAGATGGTGGTAACGGAGCGAATACGGCAAGTGTGCTAGAGACTTTTGAATTGTACGGTTGTTATCTTGAGAGTGCAAACTACAACTCATTAGCGTATTCAACTAATGATCCTGTAACTGTTGCACTATCTATTAGATACGATAACGCAATTCAAACACCACAAGGTACTGGTATTGGTACTGCTGTAGGCAGAACTGTAAATACTCTAGTTACTGGCGGTGGCGCAAGTTAATTAAAGTTTTAATTAAAAATATTAAAGGCGGCTTTATGTCGCCTTTTTTATTATCTGCGTACTTTTTATATTAGATAAATATTAGTATGGCAGACATATCCAAATTTCTTAACAACTTAGCCAGTGGTGCTCTCAACCCTAAAGGCAATCTTGCAGACTTTCAACATGGCGCAAGATTATATGTTGATGATAATTTTAAATTTGCTCCAAAGCAAAAATTCCTTTATCATGTTGCATTTAATATTAATCCTCAAGCATCAGCAATTATTCCACAGTTAACACAAAAGCATAGTAATACAATTAATATGCTTGTAAAAAGTGTAGACTTGCCTAAGTTTGATATTACTACTGAAGTCAAACACGCATATAATAGAAAACGTGTTTTACAAAAACGTATTGACTATAGTCCATGTAATGTTACATTCCATGATGACAATTATGGATTAACAACAGCGATGTGGGAAGCATACTATAGATATTATTACAGAGATGGTAACTATGCATCAGTTGATCAAGCAGGTAATCCTGAACAAACAGCAACAGCATACAACAGAGGAAACATATACGGAACAGATGCACAAAATAAATTTCGTTATGGTTTTGATAATGACAGTTATAGCCCATTCTTTAACAGTATTATTGTATATCAAATGTCAAGGAAAAGATATACAGCATATACGCTAGTTAATCCGATAATTCAAAGTTGGCAACACGATACTATGGATCAGTCTGTAAGTGATCCTGTACAAAGTACTATGTCAATTCAATTTGAAACAGTTTGGTATTCGCGAGGTCCAGTGTCAAAAGGGTCAGCACCAAAAGGATTTGCAACAGAACATTACGACCAAACTCCAAGTCCACTAACATTGGCTGGTGGAGGAACATCAAGTTTATTCGGTGTTGGAGGAGTTGCGTCTGGTACCGCTGATGTATTTGATGATATTACTAGTGGCAGAGCATTTAGTTCTCCGGGGGCACTATTAGGTACAGTATTAAAAGCAGGTAATATTGCTAAAAATGTCAAGTCTTTAAGTAAAGACGGTTTAAGACAAGAAGGATTTCAAATTTTAAAAGGAGCGTTAGGAGACATAAGTGGTGCACCAGTTGGCGGCGTTGCAAATTCATTGTTTCCAAAGTCAGCAGGCAATGGAGGATTGAACAATGTTGTTACAGCAATCGCAGGAGTAAGTGCAGTTGCTAAAATTGCTTCACTAGCACAAACAACTAGTTTATCAGATGCTAAAGCGGCTCTCGAAGCAAATCCAGATGCATTAGCAGACTTAACAAAGTCAACAACATTTAAAAAGACACACCTAGCAGGAGGAGGCGATCCTAGTGTCAATGCTATTAATAATGCATGGGAAACTACTAGTGCCTCATTTAAGACTGCTCAGAATAATGAAACGTTAAATAACTTAGGAAACATAATTAAAGGTGCATAATGGCTAGTAACTTACCAAAGACACAATCAAGAGACAGCGCAAGTGAAGTAAAGCAATTTTATAATCAGTATTTTACTGACTTTATTAATTTTCCTTCAAATGATGTTGACGCAGTAATTGGATTTTTTGAAAATAGAGGATTTAGTAAAACAGGCGCCATTGCAGTTGGAACTGTGCTACTCCAACAAGCAAAGTTAGACGGTATTAAAGTTTTTGAATTATTAGATACATTAAAGCAAACTGATCAAGTACAATTAAGCAGTGTAGTTACAGAAGTATTAAACTACAATAGAGAAAAAATTTCTACACTAGGTTATAAAGTTGATAATACTTCAAATAGAATCGAAGCACGAAACATAGAGGTGTAGCATGGCTAAATTTGCCCAAGGGCGATATAACCTCAAAAATCCAGACAAATACGTAGGACGCAAAACACCACTATATAGAAGTAGTTGGGAATTTGCTTTTATGAAGTTCTGTGATGAAAATCCCAATGTTGCTAAGTGGGCCAGTGAAGCAGTTAAGATACCTTATCTTAATCCGTTAACAGGTAAACACACAGTTTATGTTCCAGACTTCTTTATTGCATATGCAGATAAGAATGGCAAACAACGTGCAGAAGTAATTGAAGTAAAACCGGATAATCAAACTACACTTGAAAGTGCAGGACGTAATAAGTATAAACAAGCACAAGTAGTACTTAATATGGCTAAATGGGAAGCCGCTAGAGCATGGTGTAGAGATAAAGGACTATTTTTTAGAGTAATTACTGAAAAGGATATGTTCCATCAAGGAACACGTAAAGGCTAAATAATAGTAGCATATAATGGATTTTAAGTTATGAAGAAACTAGAAGAATTGCTTAATTTGCCCGAGTCTAAAGAAATTGTAGACGAAGCAAAATCTGAAGCAAAAGCAGAAGCAAAAACGGCTGTTATTGAACGTGAAGAAACACAGCGTAGTATTGCTGAATTAGATAAGATTAGTTCTGCACTTCCACAAGTTAAAGGCCTAGGAGAAATGGCTGATAAAGAACTTAATGAAGTTGCAGATAAAGCCATGCAAGCATACGAAGATCTAATGGACTTGGGTATGAATGTAGAAAGCCGTTATAGTGGTAGAGTTTTTGAAGTAGCCGGCGGTATGCTTAAAACTAGTTTAGATGCTAAAGTTGCTAAGTTAGATAAGAAACTTAAAATGGTAGAATTGCAACTTAAAAAAGAAAAACAAGATAAAGACGGTGGAAACGACGATGATCTAGTTTCAGGTGAAGGATATGTAGTTGCAGACCGAAATAGTTTACTTGAAAAATTGAAAAACATGGATAAATAACATTGTAATAGGAAACGGATATGAAATTATACAGCGAATATTTAACAGAAGCATACAACAATAAAACTTACGAGTTTAAGATTGGTGTTGCTGGCGACAACGATGGTGTTGCAGATAAACTTGAAATGTGTCTTAAAAAGTTTGGAGTTACAAATATTACTCCAGGCAAAAAAACACCAATTCAAGAACGCCCACTAGATTTTCCACAGTTGCAAAACGAAGAAGTAACTTATTACGAAGCAACTATTACATATCCAACACACGCTGAAGCATTACAAGAGTATCTAGGTTATAATATTGGTAAATCACAATCACACATTATGGTACGCAATATGAATGCTCCACAAGAAGTTTATCAAGAGATTAACGATGCACCATATGAAATAAAACTTACTAAAGAAGATATGGGCGGCGAATCAGCACAAGAAAATGTTGGAAACAACAGAGTTATGGATTTGCTTAAAGAGTTAGAAACTGCTCGTAAAGAACACGAGTACGATCCAACTGCTACTGCAAAGACTATTACATCAGACCAACCAAAAACAGAAATGACTGACGTTAAGTCTAAAAGTCCAATAGGGAGTTAATTATGAGATTAGATGACATTTACAAAAAGATTCAGCAATTGGACGAGGCGATGAATGAAGCCGCTTCTGCTTCGATTAATATGTCAGGCGACAATGCTGAGGACGTTATAAAATTAATGAATGCACTTAAAGGTGGTTCGGGCGCAGATTCAATTGACAGTATTCCAACTGCAATTAAGAAACCAGTTGCACCTATGCCTGTTATGGGTCCACCAGATATGAGCGACGACATGGCTAAGTTAAGAGACATTGTAGACGGTCCAAAAGATAGAGATCAATTGAAGCCGGGCATACAGGGAGAACCATGTAAGATTTGCGGTAAAGATCATTTAGGCAATTCAGGATGTGGAGAAGATATTGAAACAAGTGAAGGCGCTGGCGTAAGTTTAGATCAAGCACGTGAATACTTTTTTGATAAGCATGACTTTGCTGATGAAAATGTTCAAGGCGAATATGACGAAATGGCAAGCAAAATGTCTCCAGAAGATGCTGAGACACTTAAAAAAGAACTTGAAGAATTTTATCCTGATGTTACTTTTGAAGGTTATGCTAACGAGCCAGATGAAAGTTATCAAGATCAGCATTATATGACTAAAGATTTATCAGGCGGTAGTGAACAAGGTCAAAAGAAATCATATCCAAAAGCGGCTGGCGGAGATAATCCAATGGCACTAGAGGCTGAAATTGCAAAAAGTTTAGCGGCACAGTTAAAAACATTTATGTCTGAAGGTAAAGGCTGTGAATGTAATGACGGCGGCTCATGTGATTGCGACGATAGTTGCGAAGATTGTAGTTGTAAATAGTTTACTCAAAGGCTATTTCAAATAGGGCCTCCGGGCCCTATTTTTTTGAGTAAATACTAGTATGGCAAACAAAAGTTTAGACGGTGTACTAACTAAGAAAGCACACCAAAAAGAAAAGTTTACACAAGTACAGATTGAGGATTTGGCTAACTGTATGGATCCTGAATCGGGGTATCTATATTTTGCTAGGAAGTTCTTCTATATTCAACATCCTGTAAAAGGTAAAGTGTTGTTTGAACCTTATGATTATCAAACACGACTACTTTCAAGTTATCACGATCATCGATTTAATATTAATATGTTACCTAGACAGAGCGGAAAGACTACTACTGCCGCAGGATATCTATTATGGTATGCAATGTTTCATCCAGACCAAACAATTCTAATTGCCGCTCACAAATATACAGGTGCCCAAGAAATTATGCAACGTATTAGATACGGATATGAACTGTGTCCTGATCACATACGTGCTGGAGTTGTTAACTATAATAAAGGGTCAATGGAATTTGAAAATGGATCACGTATTGTAGCACAAACAACCACAGGCAACACAGGACGTGGTATGAGTATCTCATTACTATACTGTGACGAGTTTGCGTTTGTGCAACCTAACATTGCTACAGACTTTTGGACTTCGATATCACCTACACTAGCAACTGGTGGTCGTGCTATTATTACAAGCACACCAAACTCAGACGAAGATACATTTGCTATTATTTGGAAAGAATCTCAAAACAAATTTGATGAACACGGCAACGAACAACAAGTAGGTATTAATGGTTTCCATGGGTTTACTGCATCCTGGGACGAACATCCTGATCGAGATGATGAATGGAAGAAAACTGAATTAGGACGTATCGGAGAAGAAAGATTCCGTCGTGAGTATGGTTGTGAATTCTTAGTATTTGATGAAACACTAATTAATTCAATTAAACTTGCGTCAATGGAAGGTAACGATCCAATTGAGAATATGGGCCAAATACGTTGGTATAAAAAATTAGATCCAACACAAACTTACACAATTAGTTTAGATCCTGCTATGGGCACAGGCGGTGATTACTCTGCTATCCAAGTGTTTGAAGTTCCTTCATACAAACAAGTTGCAGAATGGAGACACAACACAACTCCTATTACTGGGCAAGTTAGAATACTAAAAGAAATTTGTGACTATATTAAAGAAACAACTAGGAATAATACTGCTAGTAACATTTATTGGAGTATAGAAAATAACACAATTGGAGAAGCGGCTTTAATTGTTGTTCAGGATATTGGCGAAGAAAATATACCAGGGCTATTTGTAAGTGAACCTATGCGTAAAGGACACGTTAGAAAATTCCGTAAAGGATTTAATACTACCCATGCTACTAAAATTAGTGCTTGTGCTAAATTAAAGAGTATGGTAGAATCAGATCTTATGACGATTAACAGTAAAGCATTAATATCAGAACTTAAAGGATTTGTAGCAAGTGGAACAAGTTTTAAAGCAAAGCCGGGTGAAACTGACGATTTAATCAGTGCAACACTACTGGCATTAAGAATGATGAAAGTTTTAAAGGACTGGGATCCTAGAGTGTACAATACATTTAAGCAAGATCACGTAGATGGAGAGGATTATGAGCCGCCGATGCCAATTTTTGTATCTTCCGGCTTCTAGATAAATACTAATATGTTAAACTTAGACAAAATTGCAGAAGAACTTTTTAATAAGATTAGAGGTCGTTATCCTAAAGTAACACTAGGAGACGAAAACTCTCTTATTACAAATGTGCCAAATAAAGCACGATTTTTTGATTTTGAGTTTAGTAAAGGAAATAAAGTAAATATTACTGTTGACGAAAAATCAGTAACTGTACTATATAATAACAAATTACTATCAGATGACAGCAAAATTCAAAAAGAAGACTGGTATGGTTTTATGAAAGAATTAAGAGTTTTTGCTAAAAAGCGTATGCTTAATTTTGATACTCGAGATATTACTAAAACAAACTTAGATAAAAGAGATTATCAGTACATAGCAACAAATAGACCCGGAGAAGAAAAAATGAGTGAAAGTAAGATGTATGGAACTAGTAGAACTAGTTTCCAAGATTTAGGAAATGCTAGACTTGTAGTCAAGCATAGAAATGCAGTTGATCAAGAAAATCCTGCAGGACGTACACAACAAATTGATAGCATTTATATTGAAAGCAGTGAGGGTGAAAGATTTAAATATCCTTACAGACATCTCAACGGTGCAAGAGCAATGGCTATGCACGTTTCAGAAGGTGGCAATGCATATGACACATTTGGTAAGCACATCGTATCACTCAGCGAAGAACTTAGCAAACTACGTCAATTCAAAACTTATATGAATCGTTCAAGTGTAATGGCTGAGGGTCTTGCTGGTTACATGGACATTGTTAATGAAAGAATTGACACTGTTAAAGAAACAGTTTTTAAATTACAAAGACAAAATTATTACAAAGAAGCATTTGAATCATTTGAAGAAACAGTAATGGAAGAAGTACCAACTGACGTAAGTTCAAACTGGATTGATGAATTAACTATTCGTCAATTTAATGAAGAACTAAAAAGTGTATTCCCTTACATTTATAATCTTGTTAAAGAAAATACAAAACCTACACAGATTGGTCCGGAAGATTTGTTAGGCGAAGAAAAATTAGATTTTAGTGACAAGAATAAAGAACTATCTATGTGGCTGGCAAAGTATGACGAATACACCGGCGGCAATGGTGATGGATTACCTATGGGCTGGATCAAAGCCATGACATCAACTGGGATTGTAAGTGATGGATATGAGCAAGACGAACTTATAGCATTTGAAAAGAAAATTGGCAAAGAAGAATCCGAGTGGGAAGATGCAGAATGGGATGAATTTAGAAAGCCTGAAAATTCTCCAATCACTTCAAAAATGTTTGCAGACTTAGCAAAGATTATCGGCACAGACGATCATGATGAAGATGTTGCTCGTGCTGTCAGCGATGCATTAAGTATCGGCGAAGGTGAAACAAATAAAGCAGACAGCATGAACATGGAAGAAGCAGATGATGGTAAGAAAGAACAACTCCAGGCATGGTATGAAAAGTATAACCAATATGACCCTGCAGACATCGGTAGTTTAGCAGACGGTATGTTTAAGTTCTTTCAAGATTCGGGTGTGGATTTAGACACAGTCGAAAAAAGTGAATACGATGCACTCGTAGCAAAACACGGCGAAGACAAAATAGAAGGTAATGCCTTGAGATTTTTAAGTGATGAGGATACACCTATCACTAAAGCAATGTTCGACGAGTTTGAAAGAATAATGGGCGAACCTGCAGATGAAGAAAGTTCAGAAAAAGCGGTATCATTGCTGGGACTGGATGAAGGTATGAACATGGAAGATGCATATGCTTCACACTTAGACAATATAGTTGCTACATCAAAACACGAGCAAGGTCCAGAACAAAACGAAGGCTCAGTACCTAACTACCTTGACAGCGAATGGAAAGATAAGTTAGCGGCTTGTGCTAAAGGTGAAGAAGGCGGTGAAGACGCAGTGTGCGATATGCTGGATAAGTTTGATATTCCAAAAGACAAAGCCGGCGATTTAATTCAAAAACAAATTGACAAAAAGTTTAAAGGCATTGGAGTAATGTTTAAAAATCCATTGAAAGCGGATCCTGAATGGGACAACCTACAAAAATTAGTTGATCGCTTAAAAGGCAAAAGTATGGGCGAAGGCAACGAATTTGCACAAAAGGTACAAGCACTAAAAGCCAAAGGTGCTAAGCCAGGAACTAAATTCAAAACATCAGACGGTGAAGAACATACACTCGAAGATGCTATTAGATTAGCAGGACTACAAGTTGAAGACTTTTGGACTGCTGAAGAATTAGTATCTGAAAGCGAACTTCCAAAAAGTCCCAAAGTATTAAAACTTGTTATTGATGATTTGAAAAAATTTAAAGCGGAACAAGAAGAAGCAAAAAAACAAGGCTATGACGAAGATGTAAGAATGATGCAAGGTCGAATTGACGATATGATGGACATTGCAAATCTTATAAAGGATGGTGGTCCTATAGCCGCTTTGGATACATCAGTACAGGACCTTATTGTAGATTACTACGAAAAAGCAGGTGAGCCGTTACCATTTGCAAAAGAAGCAGATGATGACACTATGGATATCAAAATTGACAAAGACGGTGCGTTATCAAAAGCAGATGCTCCAGACAAGTTACACGATAAAGAAGAATTACCTTTAGATGAGTTTATCAAAGGACACTTTGATTACACTTCTAATCAATTCCCTAAAGGTGAAACTGCGGTCATGACAGCAGTTGAAAAGAAGTATGGTGACGAAGCAATAAAAGATGCTATGAACATCATGAAGGAATTGGTTACAAATCAAGATGAAGAGATGGCAAGAATTAAGACTTTAGCGGGTTTGGCTCACTAAGTCACTTTTTTGACAAAGTTTCACTTGACTTTATAAGTAAGTTTGTGTATTATAGTAAATGTACTGCACAATCTAGGCAATACAATAACAGCCAAAGGCAAATAACATAGGAGGCTTTAATTATGGCAACATTAGCAGAAATTCGTGCTAAACTAAAAGAACAAGAATCACGCACAGGTGGTTCTAATCAATCAACAAGCGGCGACAACGCCATTTACCCATTTTGGAACTTAAAGGAAGGCGAGCAGTCAACTGTACGTTTCTTACCTGATGGTGACGAAAATAACACTTTCTTTTGGAAAGAGCGTTTGATGATCAAACTACCTTTCGCAGGTGTTAAGGGTGAAACAGACTCACGTCCAGTTCAAGTACAAGTACCATGTATGGAAATGTATGGTGAATCTTGTCCAATCCTAAGCGAAGTTCGCGGATGGTTTAAAGATCCAACTCTAGAAGATATGGGTCGTAAGTATTGGAAAAAGCGTTCATACGTATTCCAAGGTTTTGTAACTGAGAACGGTCTTAATGAAGACAAAACTCCAGAAAATCCAATCAGACGTTTTATTATTGGTCCACAAATTTTCCAAATCATTAAGGGTGCATTAATGGATCCTGAAATGGAAGAACTACCAACTGATTATACAGCAGGAGTAGACTTTAGACTTATTAAAACTTCTAAAGGCGGCTATGCTGATTACTCAACATCACAATGGTCACGTAGAGAGCGTCCATTAACTGATGCAGAGATGCAAGCAGTTAACACAAATGGATTGTTTAACATGAGCGACTTTTTACCTAAGAAACCAGGTGAAGTAGAAGTTAAAGTAATGCAAGAAATGTTCCAAGCATCAGTTGACGGTGAAGCATATGATCCGGAACGTTGGGGACAGTACTTCCGTCCAGCAGGGATGGCGGCACGTACAGGTGATCCGAATACTCAATCATCTGCTCCGACTACACCAGTATCGACAGCACCAGAGGCTACAACTACACCAGTAGTAGAAGCACCTGCGGCGCCAGCACCAGAAGTAGCACCGGTGTCAGCACCAGCAAGCGATAATGGTAAAGCCGAAGATATCTTGGCAATGATCCGTTCACGTCAAGCACAGTAATAATAATTAAAGGGTGGCTTCGGTCACCCTTTTTATGCTAAAGGAGAAACCATGGCTAGTAAAGCATTTGACGTTTCTAAGTTTCGTAAAAACTTAACTAAATCTATTTCAGGCATGAGTGCAGGATTTAACGATCCTACTGATTGGATTAGTACAGGTAACTATGCACTCAACTTCCTTATCTCAGGAGACTTTAACAAAGGTGTTCCACTAGGTAAGGTAACTGTTTTTGCAGGAGAATCTGGTGCAGGTAAATCATATATCTGTGCAGGTAACATTGTAAAGGCGGCACAAGATCAAGGCATCTTTGTAGTTCTAATTGACTCAGAGAACGCACTTGATGAAACATGGCTACAGGCTCTTGAAGTTGACACAAGTGAAGAAAAACTTCTTAAACTTAATATGTCAATGATTGATGATGTAGCAAAAACAATTTCAACATTTATGGCAGACTATAAAGAAATGCCGGATGAAGAACGTCCTAAAGTATTATTTGTTATTGATAGTTTAGGTATGTTGCTAACACCTACTGATGTTGATCAGTTTAACAAGGGTGATATGAAAGGTGATATGGGTCGTAAGCCTAAGGCATTGACTTCACTTGTTCGTAACACAGTTAATATGATTGGCTCACACAATGTTGGCTTGGTATGTACTAACCATACATACGCATCGCAAGATATGTTCGATCCAGATGATAAGATTTCAGGTGGACAAGGATTTATCTATGCATCTTCAATTGTTGTAGCAATGAAAAAACTAAAACTAAAAGAAGATGAAGATGGTAATAAAATTAGCGAAGTGCGTGGAATTAGAGCAGGTTGTAAAGTAATGAAAACACGTTACGCAAAACCGTTCGAAGGCGTACAAGTTAAAATTCCATACGAAACTGGTATGAATCCTTACAGTGGACTTGTTGATCTTTTTGAGAAAAAAGGTATGCTTGTTAAAGATGGTAACAGACTTAAATATGTTACTACTACAGGCGAAGAAGTTAAAGAATATCGTAAAGTTTGGGAAGCCGGCGGCACTTTATTAGATCAAGTCATGAATGACTTTAGTAACCGTGAGGAAGAACTAATTACAGATGAAGAGGTTCAAATCGAACCTGATGAAACTGTAGTACAGGAACCAGTAACTGAGGAGTAATTTGTTTTATGGATAGTTCACAAGTTGTAGATATATGGAATCTTTTTAAAGAGCATACAGATAAGAAACATCTCGAAACACTTGCTGAAAGGTTTGTTGATCTTTTAGCAGATTATGGTGTTGGTGATGATGCGCTTAAAGATGCCATTGGTAACTGCGATTTCCTTGATTCAGCAATTAACTATTATCTTGATATAGATGAAGAACTAGTTTCAGACGATGATGATTGGGATTAATAATGTGGTATAGCAAAATATCAAAAGATATTAGCCATATTCCAGATGCTATATCATACTTCGAAGCAGAACTTATTGAAGCAAAAAAAGAAATCCGAATTTATGGAAATCTAGAGAAGGCCGCGGCAGAAATGCCCGGCCTTGTCGAGCATCGTTTTAATCAATTACAAGAACTTGAAGCAATACTTGAGTATCTTAATATCGAACTTCGTAGACTTCGTAGTAGTTTTTTTAAAAAATATCTTGAAAACTATCAACGTGCATTAAGCAGTCGTGACGTTGAAAAATACGTTGACGGTGAGGCAGACGTTGTTGACTACGAAAAGATTATTAACGAGTTTGCTCTTATGCGTAATAAATGGTTAGGAATCTCGAAAGGACTTGATCAGAAGCAATGGCAGATTACAAACATTACTAAGTTACGTGTAGCGGGCATGGAAGATGCATCAATTTAACAATGAACTAGATACCCTTATGTCCAAAGTTAAAAAAGGACAAATGGAAAGATCCGAATATGCTTACATTGCCGAAAGACTTGGAAATAAAAATTTATTAATATTTGGTACCGGACATGATTCTCAATTTTGGAGACACGCTAATACCGGTACTACAATTTTTCTAGAACATGATCCGGAATGGGTACTAGAAAAAACTAAAGATGTATTCTTAATTGAATATACATCAAACATAAAAGATTATCAAAAACTATTAGACGAATACAATTCTAATAACTTTTCTAACTTAGAAATTACCTTACCTTCTGTTGTTTATGAGCACGAATGGGACGTAATATTTGTTGACGGACCTCCAGGAAATAAAAAGAAAAGTATCGGACGTATGCAAAGTATCTATATGGCTAATAAATTAGCAAATAAGAATACTGATATATTTGTACATGATTGTAATCGTATTGTCGAAGACGTTTATACTAAGGCATTCTTTAACATACAAGAAGAATTAGTTAAACTTAGACACTGTAGGAAAAAATAATGAATCGTATAATTTCTTTTGATCCTCGAGATCTAACATTTATTACAACTGCTAATAACTTATATGTTAATTTCGTAGAACCGTTTATATACTTTTGTAAAACTAGTAATCCTGGTTGTAAGATTGAAATTTGGGTTGATGACTTAAATGCAGTATCAAAAATAAATGATCCAGATGTTAGAATTCATCAATTACCAAACACTTATCATGTTGCAACATATAGATACATTTTAACACCAACTTGGGAAACTAAGTATTACTATATTACTGATGTAGATATAATGCATACTGAATTTGTTCAACCATTTCATTTAATGCTTATGCAAGAATCTGGGTTGCCATTTAGTAATATTATACGCAACAAAAAAGGTCAACATAATCGTATGAGTGGTTTACATTTTGTAAAATCTCAATGGTACGAAGATACAAAAAATATAAGACCGCGAATTGAACCTAAAGGACAAGACGAAGAAATGTTATATCAGATTGCAAATAGCATTTATGATTTAGGAAAAGTTACTAAAGGTTTATCTAATAGACCTGTACAAGGAATTCATTGTTCGGTAGGACGTAATCCTAGAGATAAACAATCGTGGGAACTTACATCACAACGATCGGCTTATTTTGTTGATGCAATTTTAAAACATGGAACATTTAATCCATGGTTTGAAGAAAAAGTATGTAGGCCAATAATAGGCGAAGATACATTTGATAAAATGAGAAAACGTAGACAGATATGAAGTTCAACATCGTAGTTGCTAGTGACATTAATTTAAAACGGTTTATTAATCCTTGCATTGACAGTATTAAGAAAATAGGATATGATCCAATGGTGTATGATCTTGGCGGACTAGGATATGGTAAGCCTTTTGAAAGTACAACTAGCGATAAAGCACTTCAGAAATTTCCTAAAAAGCCATTTGTTATTAAAGATGCATTACAACGTATTCCAAAAGATAGTTGGCTTGCATGGATTGATATTGATTGCATTATGCAACACCCTATAGACGATGCTATTGGGGAGTATGACGTAGGAGTAACCTTTAGAAAAAATCATTTAAACTCTGGTGTAAATTTTTGGAAACACAACAGTAGAGCATTACACTTTCTAGATGTTTGGAGTAAAGAAGCATTACTAGTAGGTGGTGATCAAAACGGTCTTAATAGGATATGTAAAATTACATCTGGTTCAAGTGTTAACACTATACTTGATATTGAAGGTGCTAAAGTAAAAGTTTTTGATTCAAGAGTTTATAATAATTTCTTTTTCAAGAAAGATCAAAGTAACGCAAGAATACTACATTACAAAAGTAAGTTTAGAAATAGGTTTCCCTTTGATGAAGTATGATTTTATAGAAATAGGAACTAGTAATTTTCATACATTGATTGAAAATGCTAATAATGAAATTGGTATTTCGATCGAACCTATGAAAAAATATCTAGATCAGTTGCCAACTCCAAGTAATGTTATTAAGTTAAATTGTGCAATTAGTTTTGACGGTAGTAATAATTTGATTGATTTTTACTATATTGATCCTGATACTATTAAGCACCTCAACTTAAAACCTTTTATGAAAGGGTGTAACTCAATAGGAAACTATCATCCTATGCACATAAAATATAATGTACAAGAACACGTAACTATAGACAAGGTAGAACAACGTTCTTTAAAATCTGTTCTTGAAGAATATAATGTTACCGAATTAGATTACTTAAAAATTGATACAGAAGGTGGCGACTGTAAAATCATGCAACAACTATATAACATTAAATTCAAACCAAAAAAAATTAAGTTTGAAACAAACAGTCTAGCAAACCCAGATGATGTTGCACATATACTAGATATATTTTCTAAAATTGGCTATGATATTAGTTGGGATAATAAAGCCAAACGAGACACTATCTTAACATTGCATAGTTAAATATTGCTGATGAAACAGCAACTGATTAACCATATATTAGATAAATTCCCTGAAACATACGAACTGCAAAAGCAGTATAGAAGTCATCCTGACTACAGTTTATTAACATTAGAAAACTTTATTCCTCAAGATTTAGTTACACTAATGGCTAAAGAACTTGACGATATTCCATTAGAAGACTGTAAGCATTTTACAAGAGCAGGATCGTGTATGTATGAATTTAACAATGTAGATCGTACACCTGTACAAGACGCTGTTGTACACGCACTACACAGTGGTACATTTATTAAATGGTTACAAGAAGTTACAGACACAGTTGATTTAATTCCTGATCCGCATCTCATTGGTGCAGGATATATGAAATCATTTACTGGCGATAGTTTAAAAGTTCACTCAGATTTTAACTGGAATGAACAACTTAGACTGCATCGTATGTTAAGTGTAGTAATATATCTCAATGATGAATGGCAAGATGATTGGGGAGGACAGTTGCAGTTTTATGATACAAAAAGACAAAAGGTACATACTAAAGTACCAGTAGGACCAGGCAACTGTGTAATATGGAACTACAATAATTTTGCATTCCATGGTTACCCAGAACCAATGACTTGTCCCGAAGGTGTAAGCAGAAAGGGTATTAGGTTTTTCTATTACGTCAGTAATGCCAAGCATGATGACAAACATCCACCACATCGTAGTTTATATTGGTATGATGAAAAAACAGGAACGCCATACGATCAGCCATGGAACAAATAAACATTACATTACCTGAATTAAATTATATACGTTTGCCATATAGAGCAATGGATAACGTTTCAGTTCAGGGTAGAGCAACTGCATTTGAAAGTCAAAACAAACGATATCATCTTGCTGGATTTACAAAAGAAAACACAAAGTATGAACAATGTTTTCCTGTAACAGATGATTACGTACAGTTTGGTGCTACACTTTTTGATAGATGCACTGTAGCAGTAATGAAACAGATGCCTGGACAAACACTACCAAGTCATGTAGACACATTTTACAAAATTTCAAACGATTACAGTGTAGACCCGAAAGACTGTATTCGTGTAAACATCTTCCTTGAAGATTGGAAATCGGGTCATTATTTTGAAATAAATGAAAATCCGGTCTTGCAATGGAAGCGTGGTGATGCTATAATAATAGAAAAAGATGAACCGCATTTGAGTGCTAACAATGGTATGGTGCCTAAGTACACTATGCAAGTAACTGGAGTAAAAAATGAATTTAAGGGGTGCTAAACCTGTACCTGATAATAAGGTAAAACAGTTTATTGAAAGTTTAAATCCTGTAAAAGATTTATACAATCCAAAACTTCCACAAGAATTTAAGTACGAATTTGTAGATTGGATTTTATCAAGCGAATTTAATTTTATTAAAGGTATTGAAGAGTTTCCAGACATTACACTATGTAACGGAACTGTGCAAGCATTTGATCATTTCCATTATAGGCACAAAGAAAAACGTTTTAGATTTTTTAAAGGCGAGTTTATGTATCATCAGGCTTGTCTAAAAAACGGAAGTCAATTTGAATGGATTAATGATAAACCATTAATGGAAGGTGACGCACTTATACTAAGTGTCCCTTTCAGTGATAGAGGTATTCAACACCCTGCAACAGATATGTTGTTGTTAAATGCAGAACAGTTTAATATTCCTGTACTACTTGATTTTGCTTATTATCCTTGTACAAAAAATATTAATTTAAATCTTAGCAACTACCCAGCAGTAGAAACGATTACATTTAGTATTAGTAAAGCATTCTACGGTGCAGAGTTTTTAAGAGTAGGTGTTCGTCTTGAACGTGCAAACACAGACGACGGCATTGATGTATTCAATTCTGTTGATATGCACAATAGGATAGATTTAAGTATAGCAAGTAGTTTAATTAAAACCTTTCCGGTTGATTGGAACTGGAAAACATACACTGATGTATACAATCAAGTTTGTGAAGAAAAGAATCTTCAACTAACAGATTGTATTATGTTTGGTCTTGGCGGAGATGAGTACAAAGAGTATAATCGAGGCGGAGAAGTCAATCGTGTTTGCATTAGTGATTTAATAGGAGAGAAAGTAAATGACAATAGTAAGTAGTCATAATGATTGGGATCCGTTAGAGGAAGTATTTGTAGGTATTGCAGATCATGCACGTATTCCTACAGTGGATAAATCAACACACAGTTTCGGATTTGCTGATTGTAAATGGGAACACATTAAGGATCTTGAAGGACCTAGTCCAGAATGGGTAATTAATGAAGCAAACGAGGATTTAGACAATTTTGCAAAAGTATTATCTGATTTAGGTGTTAAAGTAAGACGCCCCGAATCAATTGACCATTCAAAGGAGTTTGGCTCTCCTGACTGGAAAACAACAGGGTGGTACACGTATTGTCCGCGTGATTTATTGTTGCCTTTAGATAATCTTATTATTGATTGTCCCGGCGCAATGAGAGCAAGGCAGTACGAAACAACTGCGTACAGAGAATTTTTGTATGAAGCAATGCAAGGCGGTAGTGAATGGATTAGTGCACCACGTCCAAGACTACTTGATGAAAGTTATCAGTTAGAGGATTTAAGTATTCCAACACTTGTAAACAAAGAGATTGTTTTTGACGCACCTAACATTGTACGCCTTGGTAAAGATTTATTGTATCAAGTAAGCAACAGTGGAACTAAATTAGGTTACGAATGGCTTAAAACTATTGTTGAACCAAGAGGTTATAAGTTGCATCTTGCTGAAGGCTTTTATAGTTATTCACACTTTGACTCAACTGTTATTCCTTTACGTCCGGGATTAGTATTGTTTAATGGTGATAGAATTAGACCAGACTTTTATCCTAAAATCTTCGAGTCATGGGACAAAATTTATTTCCCAGGTGATAAAGTAATTGACATTGGTACAAACTTACCAAATGGTGTA